CATGGCGATGAGAGCATAGAGCGCATTAATTGGAAAGAAATAGACCTAGAGAGCGCAGAATACGTCATGAAGGTCTATCCGACGTCGCTGCTGCCAACAACACCGGCCGCAAAGCTCCAAAAAGTCATCGAAATGCTGCAAGCGGGCATGCTTACTCAACAAGAAGCGCGTGCCCTGCTCGATTACCCCGATTTGGAGGCCGTAAACCAGTTGGCAACTGCTTCTCAGGAGCTTTTTAACAAGATTATTGACGAAGCAATCAGCAATGGGCGCTACAACCCGCCGGAACCGTTTATGAACCTGGCGATGGGCATCCAAATGGTCCAATCAGCCTATCTCAAGGCCAAGATAGACAACGTGCCTGAGGTTCGGCTCGATTTGCTGCGTAGATTCTTGCAGGACTCTATCGCAATGCTCGCATCAATGCAGCAGCAGGCCGCAGCGCCACCAATGGAGCAAGATGTTGCCCAGCAGGGCACCCGGCCAAACGCTTTATCAGGACAAGAGGCAGCCCAAGAGCAAGTGGCCGCCCCAATGCCAACATAGGAGATTTAAATGGAAGAGCAGCAGGAAGCACCACCGGCAGAGGTTGTAGAAGAGGCGGTCGAAGAGGCGGCAACGGAAGCCGCCGAAGTCGCCGAAGCCGTCGAAGAGAAGCCAGACTTTTCTCGTCAGTTTGGGGCAATTGCAAGAAGAGAGAGGGAGCTGCGCAGCAGAGAGGCGAGGCTCAAGGAGCTTGAGGCCCAGTACAACGAAGTCCAGGGATACAAAAATGAGTATTCGGGAATTCAGTCACTAGCCAAAGAAAACCCCTACGAGGCGATAAAAAAACTGGGGATTGACTACGATGCTTTGACGCAGCAAGTCATCAACGAGGGTGAGCCCACGGCTGACCAGAAATTAAAGCTCGAAAACGAGGCTTTGCGTGCTCGCATCGAGAAGCTCGAAGGCGCCTACAACGAAGAGCACAAGCAGCGCGAGCAGGCCCAGGCCCAGGCGGCTCGCAACAAATTAATTGACAACGTAAAGCAATTCGTTGACGATGGTGGTGACTACGAATTCATTCAGTCGAATGATGCCTATGGTCTCGTCGCGGAAGTTATGCAGCAGCACTACATCCGCACAAAAGAGATCATGGAGTATTCAGACGCTGCAAAAATGGTTGAAAGCCATTTTGAATCCGAAGCAGAGCGATACCTGAGCAGCAAAAAGCTGCAAGATAAGTGGCGGGCCACTAGCCAAAAAGAGCCCGAAGCAGAAGAAGCGACTCCAGAAGCCGAAACAGCGAAATCATCACGGCCAAAAACACTTAGCAATGAAAACACTGCTAAGAAAACAGAACCGTCTAGCGGTGCCCTAGAGAGTAAAGAAAAGTCTCTGGAGCGCGCTGCCTCGCTTTTACGCTGGGAATAACCGGCACTTACTGGAGTTAAAAAATGGCGCTCGACATTGCAACAGTTACCCAGGCGCTGAAGGAGCACTACAAGCCCCTTCGCGTCCAGAACATGGTTTATAAAGACAATCCGCTTCTCGCCCTTATGCCGAAGTACACAAAGTTCGGCGGCGAGAATATGCCCATTCCGTTGATTTTCGGAAATCCGCAGCGACGAAGTGCAACATTTGCTAGCGGTCAGGGCGTAAGCTCTACATCCTCGCTTGGTCAATTCGTACTGACACGTGTGAAGGATTACTCATTCGCAAGCATTACCGGCGAGTCCATCAAGGCTACGGAGCGAGACAGCGATGCTTTCTTGCGCTACGCCACCATGGAGATTGACGGCGCACTGCACTCGTTGACTCGGTCTCTCGCGGTTGCCATGTATCGTGACGGAACGGGAAGCATCGGCACGATTGGAAGTGTGGATGGTCAAACGTTTACGCTTAGTAATATTGAAGACATTACCAACTTTGAAGTTGGTATGGTCCTTAACTGCTTCGACAACTTGACCGAAACAACCACTGACTCACGTTTCGATAAGCCCGATGCTTCGGACCAAGAAAGCGGGGACGTCACGGTTAGCGCTGTCGATAGATCAGCAGGCACGGTCACTGTTACCGGAACCGTAACCAATATGGATGCTGGTGACATCTTTGTCCAAAAGGGCGACTTAGACGCTAAGATTAGCGGCCTAGAGGCGTGGGTTCCTCGCGTTCTTGATTCAAACAATCAAACCCTGTTCAGCCAAAACCGAAGCACAGACGTGTCTCGATTGGCCGGTCAGCGTTTTGACGGCTCTGCTCTTCCAATTGAGGAAGCTCTTATCGAGGGCGCTTCTCTCGTAAGTCGAGAAGGTGGCGCTCCTACTCACTGCTTTGTTGACTTCAAGACGTTTGCAAACCTTGAAAAAGCTCTTAGCTCTAAGGTTGTGTACGGCGAAGTTAAGGCTCGTGACGTTGATATGGGATTTGCGTCAATTGCTCTTCGTGGACCACGAGGAATTATTGATATTGTTCCTGACCAAAACGCGCAGCCAAACATTGCGTGGATGCTTCAGCTTGATACCTGGAGCCTCAACACTTTGGGCGAAGCTCCAATGTTCCTTGACTTTGATAACAACCAAATGCTTCGAGAAAATTCGGCAGATGCTTACGAGGTACGTTTGGGTTACTACGGCAACGTGGCCTGCAACGCGCCTGGTTACAACTGCCGAATCGCATTGGCTTAATTCAGACCCAAGAAAGGAGATGAGTTATGGCTAGTCGTGATTTTAAACCCGTAAAGGCACTTGAAAGAGCTGTCGTGATTCTTGGTGGGCGCATGTCGTTTACCAATGGCACTCTTAACAGCATTACTGAGGGGACAGGCTTTAGCTGTTCCAATATCAGTTCCGGTGTTTTTACAATTACGCTTGATGATAAATACAGCGACCTTTTGTATACCGCTGCACATGTAGTTGGGACCGGTGGTCCTGAGCGCTACATCGAATGCACTGCTCATGACGTATCGAGCGCAAAAACGCTGTCGTTTGTTATCAACGACCACAGTGATGACGACGTAACTGGTGACAGTGACAACGACCAAGAAGTCCAATTCATTGCGGTCCTTAAAAACAGCAGTGTAACCTAAGGAGCCTAAAATGCCCGACCAAGGTAACCTGGCGGTCATGATCCTCGACAAAGCCAAGGAGTCATCCGAAGGCAAAGAAGAGGGTGAGGGCTACTCAAAGATGGCCAAGAAAGAAGCAGGAGATGCTTTTATCCGGGCTATTAGAGACGGAAATGGAGAGATGGTAGCGCAAGCGCTACAGGACCTCTACGACGTCAGTATGAACTAATTGGACGGGGGCGAAAGCCCCCGGTCCTTTATTGGAGGGCTGGATGCCGAATAACACTACCACCCTCGCCCAGCTCATCACCCGTGTAAGACAGCGGGCTGACATGGTGGGCTCTACCTTCGTTTCAGACTCGGAAGTTGTCGACTACATCAACGTGGCCATGGCAGAGATTCACGATCTGCTGGTGACGAAGTATGAAGACTACTACGTTAAAGACAGCTCTGAGTCTCCAAAGTCTGGAGACTATACGCTCCCCGCCGACAACCCAGGCACACTTCCAACAGACTTCTATAAAGCACTTGGGGTTGATTTTACATCCGGCGGTTTAACCTACCGAATGATGAGATTTACCTTCCAAGAACGCAACATGTACAATGCGCCTGCGATTGTAGCATCCAGAATTGCAGACACCAGATACGCCATTCAAGGAAACAAGATTAA